CAATAGGATTTTTCGATATTCATATAGTTAATTTTAATATGCTATATATAAAAAGGCAAATAATGGTTGAGCAGGACTACTCAACTTGTCTTCCATCTCCCTTTGCATTTCTACCCTCCCCCGAAATATCTGGGGAGTTAGAGGATCTTTCCTGGTCTCTAGTTCTGGTCTGAAGTGCCTGAGCTTTAACCTCAGCAGCCTGGGCCGCTAAATCTACTGGTTTATCTCCGCCTTCTCTTGGCACAAGACCCATTCTTAATCTAATTTCATTAGGTGTCATTACCTGGAATCTTAAATATCTTTCATCAATTTTTGACTGAGTATCCTCATCTGTCAAGGTTAATTCATTGAATTTTAATTTCAAGGCATCAGTCATTTCTTCAATAATTTTATTTAATTTCTTTTCTAAATTTTCTTGAGCTGGTCTGCAAACCTGCTCTTTAAATGTTTTATCGGCATCTCTAGCTGCTGCTAAATTAACACCAGCTGGTGTTCCTATCTTATTAATAGGAGTTCTATGAGCCATTAATATTTCATCCCTATTTGATGTACGATAAATATTAAATGATGACTCTTGAGACCCCGCCTCAATTGGGTCCATTTTAAATTCAACCTTTGAGTCTGGAGAATCTGCTGGAAGAGGTATGTACAAAGATCTGTGGTTTTTACCCTTTAATCCTACTTGGAAAAATTCAAGCAACTTACGCTCTGACTCTGATGAAAGTTTTGCACCCTTAACAGTAATAATATATCTTGGAACTGCCTTATTTTCAAAATAATCTAGGTTGTACTTTCCTGCAAACTCATTTCCAGCCATTGCATTTTGAGCAGCAATAATATCTGGAATTCCATAGTAGTTATTCTTAGGGGTATACTTCTTCAAATGAATAATTTCATTTGGTCTATCAAGTCCACCAGCTATAGGATTTGGTGTTTCCTGATCGCCAAAGTTTCTAAAGTACACAGCCTTACCATAAAGCAACTGAATAAAACCATCACGTAATCTTCTTACACGCATTGTCTTAGATGGGATATGTCCTATATATCCAATCTTTCCAGATGTAGTTCTACCTATTTCTAGGTATCCGTTACCAGTTGATTCTACATCCGTATAAAACTTAATAAGAGTTTCTTTAAATGTTTCTTCATCATTACAATCTTCAAGCCATTCATGCAAATCTTGTCTAATTCTGCTGAGCTTTCTTCTTGCTCTTTCTAATTGCTTATCATCTGTAATTTCATCAAGAGCATCATTCGTTTTCCTTGTTTCAATAAAATCAAAACCTAGTCCAACAATGTTGGCTACCTTTGCATTAATTGCAGCATAGTTATACGGAGATATTTCATAAATAGAAGATAAGTATTCAAGATTATAAGGAGGCTCAACCAAATCAAACATCGCATAGCCAGTGACTGCTTGCTGTAATAGATTTTGCTGTGTCTGTGCTCCATCAATTCCAGTAAAACGCTTTTGTAAATCTCTACTTACTTTTCTTCTGAAAGTAGGAGACATTCCTGATACCTTTAAAATTTCTTCATTTTCAATCTTAAATGGATCATTGCTTGTTTGCACAACTGGAGAAGAAAACTTCATCCAGTCTGCTGTATTTGAAATCTCAATCTCTTCGACAGAGTTGTTTTCATCTTCAAATTCCATCATATTATTTGCCACCGTTTAACTCCTTAAGACTATCCTTGTATACACCAATATCAAGAGGATCTGGAGTTAGACCCCATTTCAATCTCTGCTGTTGATACTCAAATTCTTCGTCATCAATCTTTCTACGGCCAGATAAAAAGTGAGGCTGTCCTTCATAAATACCGTATGATCTAACTGCGTCAGCAAGCAAGTTCATTCTTTCTCTATTACCTTCTTTTGAGGTTATAGAAAGAAAATTTCCATCGTCGTCGCCAATCCATCTTCCATCTGGCATTTTCCAAACGTATATGCCAAGTGTTGACTCGTGGTCATTAACTTTAAATCCAGTTCTTTTGATATCCATATGTTGACTATTCTACCACTTTATAGTGCCAAAGTCCATATCTTGTCATGCTATATGACAAAATTAAATATTTTGTATTACTACCCAATCATTATCATAGTAGTTTATTGAATTTTCTGTCATTGACAGTGACCCGCCGACGGCAATAGTAGAGACACTATCCACATACATCTCATAATGAGCCTGTGCAGTAACTGCATCCATTTGGCTCTCATATATGGTTATATATTGATATAGGGCCTCATTTGATCCATCGTTAAACACTATTTCTTCAGTAATTGAATCTGATATAACTGCTATAACATGGTGTAATTGCCCTACCTCAAATAAGCCAGAGACTGATGTTTCTGATGTCTTGTCTTCCCCATTAATATATATGGCTAGGATATTAGGTTTGCTTATGGTTCCCGCCCCATTCCATGAAAGCTGATCAAATAATGATCCTGCCTCAAGAGAATCTGGGGTATAGAAAGTTTCTAGGGTATGGACATCTCTATCTGTGTATAAACTGAATTTAGCCTCTGCCCGCAGACCGTTATATTTAGACTGTGAGAGTATTGGCTTATTGTTCCACGTGAAACCAAAATCATGGCTTCCGCCCGTTGACTTTGCAATATAGCTGGCGCTATTTTCTGAATAAATTCTTACATCTTTAAAGAAAGATATATTTAATTTATGTAATCTTGGATTAAAGCGCTGAGCATTACTTGAAGTAAATTTTATCTTTAAATAAATAACACTTTTTGTAAAATCAGATATTGGAAGAGGAAGACCATTCTTGCATTCATTGAAAGTAGAGTTATCTTGAGATATATAGATTGATACTCCATTGTCTCCCTCCCATTCTATTACTGAGTGGTTGTACTCTTCCATAGATGGTATTGATAGAACGTCTATAAGCTCTTTAGAGACCTCGCCATCAGTTTGGCTTAGTTCTAGGTACCCATAACCTTCATTGCGCCTTACAGGGCTTTCTGCTATTTCTGACCAGTCTTTATCAATTGGATAGTTAAATGTAAATTTTCTACCATATGCCTTATTTTTAATCTCAAATAATGAACCATTATTTGGATCTGCTATCTGTATTGGAGGTATATTATATAGGCTAGAGAATCTTCCATATATCTGATCTGAGCTTAATGCATACCTATAAACAGAAATACCATTAATTAAAAATGAATCTGACGGTCCAACGACTGGACCAACCTGAAAGTCCACATCCTCTGCCTCAAATTTAAAACCATCTGTATTTTTTGTAGCAACAATTTCTCCGTCAACATATATTGACATACTATTAACACCATAAATACATGCGATATATAAAGATTTATTTATATTACTTAATGTATACTCTAATGAAACGTCTTCTATTTTAAATATTATATTACCGTTTTGATAAAAAATTCCAGTGCCATTTAATACGTCAGCAAATAAAGGAGACTCTTGTAAGAAATCAGACTCTGGCTTAAACCATAGCTCTATAGTAAATTCTTTTGTTGAACTCGAGCTATTTGCAATTGCTGGTAAAACAGAAGAAGAATAATAATCTTTATCTAGTGGTATTGATATGTACGATGATCCAGATATTCTTGTTGATTTACCAGAGTACGGTATTAAAGAATTTTTGCCGAACTGATGTGTGCCACTTACAACCCCGTCATTTCCGCATCCAGACTTATCCTCTGGGCTTGAAGAAAGTGGCCAGAATCCTACTGGGTAGTCTTTGAGTACTGATGCTAAATATGACATTATTTAATTATAGCAGATTACTGCATTGCAGCTTTTCTGCCCCCAGCTCGAATTTTGTCTTTAAGTAATATAGTTCATTGTTAGCATTAATGCCTTCTGAATGTGATAAATTATCTGGAATCATAACTATACTCCACGGTTCTGGATATATATAAATAGCCCGCTCTTTATTAACACAAAAAGCCTTTCCCTCAGCCTCTGTATTCATCATTAAGTAAACAGATATTGATTCTGAGTTTGATGGAACTGAATATTCTTGCTCTCTATCAAAATCTTTTAAAGGCTTTGATTTAAATAAATACATAGGTTTTAGTTCAGAGGTTTCTTGTTTAGCAAAATTAGAATAATGTTCTTTACAGTAGTTTATTCCTGCATGAAAACTATTATAGATGTATAATAGTTTTTGTTTAGTTCTAACTGAAATATCTTTATCTTCTAATAAAAACTTTTTAAACATTACACTATCACTCATGCTTGACCAAGCACTTAGGTACTTATGTGTTGATAAATCTTGTTCACACTCTTCAATAAATTGTATTAGCTTTTCTGGCTCTGAAATAGTATTCCTAAAATAAACACATCTATCATCAAGAATGTTTGGTAAATACATCATTTTTCTTTGTGACCTTTCATATAGTGTTGACCAAAAATCTCTTTTTTGTTTCATTATTCATTTATTCCCAAACCGTTTCTAGAGGGTACCAAAAGAATGGAACCATGTACTTATTTCCCTTGATTATTTCTAGCGGATGATGGAAATAAGGTCTATATGATGGAAACATTATCATACTACCAGCTTTCGGCTTTAACTTAATGTTTTGTTCTGGAAAATAAATCTCTCCACCCTCATAGTCGTCATTGAGATATAAAACGCCAGATACTACTGGATGAGATTTATCTGTTGGATCTTCTGAATCAACATGCTTTCCCATATCTGCTCCAGTATCGTATTTTCTGATACTAAAAAAATCTGGAAGCTTTAACATTTCAACGCCTGTATTTTTTTTATAATTAGCAAAACAAAGATCAGATATTGCTTTAATTTTATAAGATATAAGAGATGTTTCTATATCTTCTGCAGTGGAATATTGCATATTAGAAAATGTTCCATTTTTAGTAATACCGTATTGCTTATCGGCGTTGCTTGCATTCCACCTTTCCCATTTTCCAATATGAAATGAATTTGCATTTGATAAATCTAACTCTTCAATTTTATTGATAAACTCGTATGGATTACTTAAAACATTTTCGTAATAAATAATATTATCATCTAATTTTTTTATAAGCATCTTTATCCCTTAAGAAAAATGGCGTTGATTTTTCTATCTTTGGGTCTTCTTCCCCAGGCATAACTAGGTATCTGTGCCATTTACCAGACTTGATTTCTTCTTTCATGTTTTCAAGCTGCATCTCTTCCCAGACATCCTTACCGTATTTTTCAACACCTTCGTGCCATTCTTTAGTTCCTTCAAATTCATAAGACCAAAAACATCTTATAAAATACTTTTCTCCATTATCTACTCTATCTACACCGTGGAAATAATGTGATGCACCAGTTACTGGGTCTCCAGATGGGAAAACAACTATATCGCCAGCCTCTGGTTTATAGTCAATAACATCCCCAGTGTCCTCTCTTAAAAACGAAAGTCCTCCGCCATCATAGTCATCATTAATATAAATTGTACATGTTATAGCAAACTTTTTACCTGGAGCAGATGCATTGGCTCCAACATAATCTGTATGATAATGCATTGCCATTGTATTCTGTTTTGGACTTTCCCAGTACTTGCAAATAGATATTCCGTTATTTACCCAATTTGGCAAAGATATTCCATATGTCTGCACATAGTCTGCGCTGGCCGCATAGTAAGCATTAGTTATATCTTGTAAAAAATCTTGTTGTAATTTTGCATAAGGATCATCAGAATTAGTATCATACGGAACTCCTGGATGATTCATTGCTAAATTCATCATTCTGCCAAATCCATACCAGTCCTCCCAATCCTTAAAATAATATCTTGGAGGCTCAGTTTCTGATTTCTTTAAAAGATCTATATACTCTTTCCATCTTGGAAGAGTATTCTTATAAACTACTACTCTAGGATATATTTCTATCTTATTCATTTCTCGCCATACTTTCCAGTGTAGTCTTGTATAATTCCCATCTTTTTTTCTTCTTCCCATTTTTTATACATTTCATCTTGTTCAGCTCTTGTTTTCTTTAATCTCTCTTCACGTTCTTTAATTTGCTCTTCTGTATATGTTATATTTGCCTTATCCCAGAAAGATCCAATTGTATATCTTGTTGCATCGTGAACCTTAGTAACCTCATGCTCATTTGTATGACCTCCAGCAAATATGGCTATCATACCAGCCTTTGGCATTATCTTAACATCGTGATGCTTAAAATTTAAATAACCACCTGAAAAATCATCATTTAAATATATAAAGGCTGCATACTTACTTCTTTCAAATTCTGTAGGATTTCCATCCTCATCAGAATTATCTGAATGAAACGAAGCATATGCTCCTGGCAACCATTTTTGTGCGTGGTAGCTTACTTCAGCAACTTCTTGCATTAAAACATTTTCACAAGCATCTTTAATTTTTGCTTTTAAAATATCATGAAAATAATTTTTTGGTAATCCAAAATACTCTAAATTATCATCATATGGCCAGAATCCCATAGCGTATGAGTCATAAAACGATATTTGATTCCACTCTAAAATATTATTTTCTACTAACCATTCTGTGTAAGCAATTATAGCTTTACACTCATGCTCTGTTAAGAAGTTTTCAATTGTAAAACATTCTTCTTTATGCTTAGTTATTTGGCTCATACTTAAACTCCTTTGGGCCATTATACTTTTCTGGTAACTTGGTTATTGTCCAAAAATATGGAGCTGTATATCTACATCCCTTTACTATTGGTCTTACCCCATGAATATAGTTCATGTCCCCTGGGAAAAAATATGCAGCTCGTGCTTTTGGCTTAAATTCAATACCTTGCTTGGGGAAATATAATTCTCCACCCTCATAATCATCATTAAAATAAAAAACAGTTCCAAGATCATACCATGGAAACGAATTTGGCTTTCCAGCATCTGGTCCATCATGAAGCTCTTTATCTGCATGGGGTTCTTGTCTTGCTCCCACTGGCCATCTAACAATTGCTGGACCAGTTGGAATAACTTCTACCTCAAAAAAATCTTCAATTAACTTTTGAAATCTTGTAACCATATTTGTTAAAACTGGTATAACATGTGGTCCGCTTCTCAATAGAGTATCTCCAGTTGCCACTCTATTAACCCATGGTCTTTCATCATATATTATATTTCCGTTTTCATTAAATTCTGTTGGAGTATCATCAAATGAAGAATTTTTTCTTGCAAATTCTAAAAATATATTATTTTCTTCTTCTGTAATAAAATTTTCAACCTCAACTATATTTTTATCAGAGTCTCCAAAAAATCCAGAAGGTGTTATTGACTTTGCGTTATAGTTAGCCAAATTACCACTAGTATCCCATACTTTCATATTCATTAATCATACCTCTTTCTTGACCAAACTTTTTTTCTATAGGCTCCGCCTTCGGGAACTCTAAATTTATTTGCCTGATAGTTGTGTCTTTCATGTATTTCTTCTATAGAGTACATTTTTTCCTCAGACTCCCAGTCTTCTCTTTTAAAAGGTATTATTTGAACAAAAGGAGTTCCTTTTGGTATCAAACCTTCAAAACCTTCTTTTAGAAAAAATGGCATAAGGCCTGGAGTATTCATCTTATCGTTATCAATTATACCAGAGATGGTAATGAACGGTAAATCAAAACGATTTAAAGGATGCGTATATAATGCGCTGTAACCTGGCTCTAAACCTGGCATCCAATTTGGATACCAATGGAAATGTTTATCAAATCCATGCGGTTTTGGAAAACCGTGCATATCTGGCCTTGCTCCACAAAAATCCTCGTATCCTTTTTCTGTAGTAGGAATAATAAAACTTGAATAATCTACATTTTCTGTTACTGGGCCAGTAGAAAAATAAATATCACACGGTGTTTTTAAAACATATCCAGATAGAAATGCATCTATTAGCGCTGGGCATGCCTTAAAAGATAAAGAGTCTTTATTCTCTGGAAACCAATACCTGCTTGAATCAGAAAACCACTGTGGGACATTTTTTTTAGATGGCGAAGGATTTAATGATCCATTTTCAACATTATATATTCTATTAGAATGAAATGTTATCTTAGGCATTATTAATCCTTAATCTTATAGACTTAACTTCATGGCTTCCTAAGCTATTACCACAGGCATCTACAGCATCTCTATAAAAATTAGTCCACCCTCCAGATTGATAGGCAGATTCAACTGCTTTCATAGAAACTTCTGGTGGGCAAGAGCTTGATGGCATTGTGCTAACATGTTCAAAATTAATTTCAGAATTTTGTAATTCCGTCAAAGAAATAGGTATTATGTTTGCAACTGGTGTATTTGCTGGAATAACTATTTTAAGCATCGGCTCAGTGATTTTCCATACTATTGGGAAATCTCCATGAAAAAAAGAAGTGGATATTAAAGTTGTAAAACACTGTGCTCCCCTAATAAATAGATTTGGAGTTGGTATGCACAATAAGCTTAAATTATCTTCAGTTTTAAATCCAAAGCCAGAATTGAAGCTGATAGTTCCATTTGCTCTTCTTGTTGAAACATACTTTTCTCCGCTAAGCACTTTTACATGATCTGGAGAGCTATCTGATATACCGTCCCATATAAAAGATATTTCTTCTGGGAAAGATATACTCCAACCAAGAGAATTTGTAACAGTTACTGGAAAACAATTATATGCATGTCTATCGTAAGTATTTTCCATCCAATCCCTTTTTACTGGTGACTGGCTTATATTAGCTAAACTGCCAATATTATATCCAACTATTGAATACACTATAGAAGACTTTTAGAATACTTAGCTTCCAGGTTTCTATATTCTGGAGTATGAGCTGTTTCCAAATAATCTAACATTGTTACTATTGAATATTTGGTGCCAGAAGTTACTGGCATTGCTGCATGAGAATATATGTATGAAGATGGAAATAAATAAAGGTCTCCAGCTTTTGGTTTAATTTTTAAATTAATTTTATCAAAATATAACTCTCCACCTTCATAGTCATCATTTATATATCCAACCGCAGAAAGAACGCAGGTGTAGGAGTAACCGTGGTCTGAATGTATTTGAAAGTGTTGTCCTGGTCCATATTTAATAAAATTAAATGACTCCCAATACTTTAATGGAGCTAATCCAAACATGTTCCTGTAATCATCTACTGGGCCAAGTTGTGCATAATATGCATCATCCCAAATTCTAGTTAAATCTCTATCTAATTCTGTAAGGTCTTCCTTTTGAACACAGTCCATGTGTGCGCTTAATGACCCATCTTCATTATGCTTTATTTTAAAATCTACACAATCTCGATATTGAAGATTTTTTGCACCATATCCAGTGTACCCTGGCTTCCAGCTATATTTATTATTTTCTTCTGATCCCAAAGCTTTTTCTAATCTTTCAATGTAATTATGTTCTTTTTTAAATACGTCTCTATATACAACTACTCCAGTTGCTAAGTACTCTGCGTTATCTAACATTTGATCTCCTTTTTTTGCTATTATATCATTTTATGATCTAAATAGGTAGCCATACTCCTGGCTCATTATTTTCTAATAAGTATCTTGGTGCTATATAAATATCTATGAGATCGCAATCTTCTTTTACCTTTATACTCATTAAATCTGTTGGTTTATTTATTAAAATATAACCTGGTGCTAACAGTACATCTTCTTCTTGATTATTATTTTGTATCTTTACATGCACATCATTTTTAGAGGAATTATATAACCCATATAAGCACGGAACATTTATTCCTGGATAATCATACCATGTATTATTATTTTTTACTAGGTACTCTTTGAATGAACCATATACCATATATTGATTAACTTCTCTATTTATCTCATATAAATTACAAACTTCAATAATCAAATTAGATATTGATTTATATAAAGAATAAGATAAATCAGAGTAAGAGGAAAAAAAATTCTTTATTTTAATACTATCTGTATAATTTAACTCTATTTTTCCTTCTACAACAGAATAAACTTTATTATCAGTACTATACATGTCTTTATCTATTTTATTGTCTATATTTAAATTTTTTACTACAAACTTTATTTTACTATATGGTATCTTCATTATAGACCGCTCTTTTATCAAAATATATTACTGGAAAAGAATAATTTCTATATTGAAAAATATCATTTAAATCTATTTGCTGTTTAATCTCCTCAAAACCTAAATCAAATATATGATTATAAAGTTGATCTCCAGCTGCTGTCCCGCCTTTATCTGAGTAAATATGAGACCATGGCTCTAGTCCTAAATGATTAGCTATCATGTCATTTGATATAACTGAATATTTGGCAATTTTTTTGTTTCTAAAAAATGGGTCGACATACATTCTAGAGATTTGATAGTTTTTTGACCAAACACTTTGAGCTAGCGGGAAATCATTATATATTTTATTTGAAACCACTATTGATCCGCTTGGGAACATATCATTTTTATATGCAGAACAAACTATGCTAATATTTTTAACATTTTTAATAAATGCAAAATTAAACCAAATGCCATACAGCTCCTCTGGCAAGGAGCTGTATGATACATTTTTGGTTATTTCTTTTCTATCATTTCCATATAGAAATTTCAAAATAACTACTTTCTATTACTGTGGTCCTGCTCCATCTGGATCTGTGGAGTAGTCAAGAGAATTAGTTATTGGATGCATATCAAAAGTTAACCCATTTTCTGTAAAGAAGAAATCGTTAGGCTCAACGTTTATAGAGTATGTTTGGATAACTAAATCTAGATTAACTTCTGCTGACTCAACAACAACAAAGTCTTTTGTTTGATAATTAAATATAAGGTCTGAAGTATTTATATCTGTTACTGGAAGAACCTTAATTTCATTATTTCTTTTTGCTAAAATGTAGTGTTGTACTGAATAGATATCTCCATTAATTGCCACGGCACCTGGGGATTCGTGCAATACTTTACCAACTACAACTGAGGTTGTCTCTGTAGCATTTGCTATCTGTTCTGCAGATAAAACATAGTCATCATAGCTATTAATATCTTGTGTCTTTAATTGCCAAAAGTCATCTGGTATTCCAGGAATGCTTAAGCTTATTACTTCAGCTCCCATTTCTAGCTGAGCTGCCGATACAAGACCATTTGGAGTTCTAATTAATGTATTTACTCCAACGCTCTTTAAGAAGCTTGGTGGAGAAAAGAATCCTGGAGGACCAAAGAACCCTGGAGGACCGAAGAATCCTGGAGGACCAAAGAACCCTGGAGGACCAAAGAAGTTTGGTGGTCCAAAGAACCCTGGAGGACCGAAGAAGTTTGGTGGTCCAAAGAATCCTGGTGGTGAGAAGAAGCTTGGTGGTCCAAAGAAGCTTGGGGCTTGTGTGGTTACTGAATTTGAATTTCCAGAATATACTCCTGCTCCATTAGCATTCTCTGCTCTTATTTGATATGTTTGTGCAGTATTTGCTTCTTGTGTTATATCAACTGATGTTCCGCTGGCTGTTCCAGTCTTTCCGTCGCTTGATGTCCACCTATATGTTGTGATTGCTGAGCCACCGTTTGCTGGTGCTGACCACGACAGTGTATCTTTATCTACTCCAGCTGTGGCTGTTGGAGCGCTCATTGTTGCTGGAACTGTTGTTGCAGTTGCTGTAGCTGTATTTGAGTCTGCAGCTGTTGCATAGTCATCATATGCACGAATTACATAAGAGTACGACGTAGCTGAAGATAATCCAGTATTTGAATATGTATTATTTGGATGAGCTACTGTTGCTATTTCAGTTCCGCCACGAATAATTTTATATCCTGTTGGCGTATTTCCAGTAGAAGGATTTGTCCAAGACAAATCAATTCTACCATCATTATATGCTCTTCCAGAGCCTACATCAGTTGCTGTCAATCCAGTGACTGGATTCGGTCCAATAAAGTTATCCTGTGCGGAAGAACCTGTTCCTGATCTTTTGTTAATTGCCATTATTTGCTCCTTATGCCTTTAGGTCTCCGAATAACACCCATGTGTTTGCTGATCTCTTAAATAGAGTTGCACTTGACCACTGAGCTCTCAACTTTAATCCTGGTGTGGCATTAACTGTAGCACCTGAGCCAGCAATTGTTACCTCTCCAGTATTTGTTCTTAAAATATCGATTGATGTTCCTACTGGGAAGTTTACAGTAGCATCTGAAGGTACAGTAATTGTAACTGCAGTTCCTCCTGTATGATTTACCTCGATAAGAGTATCTCTTTCTGTCAAGTTTGAAAGTGTATAGTTTGCAGTCTTTTCTGTAATTGGTGTGATAGATGGAACTCCAGCTTTTGTCTGAGTACCATCTGTAAAGACTACTCCAGAAGAAGATGCTGTAATTGCTCCAGTAGCTGTAATTGCAACAGCATCTAAATTCTTTACCTGAAGATCATCTAGAGATCCCTGTGTAAAGTCAACTGTAGTTGTTGGCTCTGAAGTTACGCCCTTAAATAGCTTCCACTTATCAGCAGAAACATCTCTAACAATACCAGAGTGCTTAGCTGAACCATCGTTATAGGCTACTACAAGACCAAGGTCTACTGTATTTGCAGCATTTTGATGTGCAAGCTGCACCATGTTATCTTCAATAACAATTGATGTTGCTGAAGCAGAGAAGCTTGTTCCATTTACGGTGAAATCTCCATCTACTACAAGGTTTCCATCAACTTCCATATTTCCTGTAAATGTCTGATTTGCAGCATTTTTGTATGCTAGCTGAGAAGTATCAGAAATTCCGTGTACAGAAGTTGTATCAGAATTGTGTGTAGATACTGCAGAATCTGCATGTGCCTCTGCAGCTGTCTGTGCAGCACTTACATCAGAATCTGTTGCTAAAACAGATGTATCTGCTATTCCGTGTACTGCAGTTGTTGCCCCTGTATGTGCATCAAGATCCGCATCTAGTGCTTTTGCTGCAAGATCTGTTGTTAAGTCTGCAATTTTTGACTGAGCAATTGCTGCTGTGGTTGAAATATCTTCATTTACAATTGTTCCATTTGCAATCTTAGCTGATGTTACAGATCCGTCTGCAATCTTAATTTCAGTTACTGCACCAGTTCCAATTTTATCAGCTGTTACGGCTCCAGTGTTAATCTTACCCTCTGTAACATTTAAATCTTCAATCTTAGCAGTTGTAACTGCAAGATCATTTATTTTTGCTGTAGTTACGGCTAAACCAGCAATCTTATCTGTTGATACTGCAGATGAAGCAAGCTTTGTTGAAGTTATTGATTCGTCTGAAACCTTAGCTGTTGAAACTGCTCCATCTGAAATTTTAGCTGCTGTTACTGCTCCATCTGCAAGTTTAGCAGTTACTACTGCTCCATCTGCAAGTTTAGCAGTAGTAATTGCAATATCTGCAATTTTATCTGTTAGAACTGCTCCATCTACAATTTTATTTGTAGTTACAGCATCATCTGCAATCTTGCCTTCAGTTACAGAGTTATCGGAAGGAGTTCTTTCATCAGATAATCTAGAATCTTGTGTATATACCAAATCAGCTGCATTTGTTATTCCGTGTACATTGTTGCTAACTGCAGCGTGTGACTGTAAAAGTGAAGAACCTTCGCTTTGAATTTGAGAATCAACATATGACTTGTTTGCTGCATCTGTATTAACAGTTGGAGAAGCAAGGTTTGTGACCTTGTTATCGCCCATATTTAGGGCTCCACTCATTGTATCTCCAGCCTTAGCAACCTTTTCTGAAATTGAGGCTGTTAATGTTCCAGCCAAGTCTGCATCGTCATTTAAAGATGTTGCAATTTCAGCTAATGTATTAAGTGCTTCTGGGGCTGCACCTACAACTGCTTCAATCGCATCTTGTACGAATGCAGTAGTAGCAATTTGTGTTGTATCTGTTCCTGCTGTTGCTGTTGGAGCAGTCGGTATTCCAGTAAGGGCTGGTGAAGTTAGGCTCTTTGAAGTTAGTGTTTGTGTTCCTGTTGTTGTTACTAATATTGAAGTATCTGCAATACCATGTATTCCTGTTGTATCAGACTCATGTGCAGAAAGTGCTGCTGCTGCTGTTGCCTCTGCATTTGACTGTGCAGTATTTGCTTTAGCTGTAGCATCTGCTGCAGCTGCAGTAATTGCTGCTCCTTGAGCATTGTCAGCTTTTGCTTGAGCACCTGTTTGTGTCTCAAGTTCTGCTGTATTAGAAATACCGTGTACATTTGTTGTGTCTGAATTGTGTGTGCTAATTGCAGAATTTACTTCTGCATCAAGCGCTGCTGATCCAGGTAGCTGTGCCACTGGAATAAATCCATTTGAATCAAGAGTCGCTACTCCGTCAGCAACACCTTTTTCTGATAATGGAATATAATCATCTATTGCATTACCTAATGAATATGATAATCCGCTCCATGCTGTGGAGCCATCGCCAAATTTAAAATCGCCAGTATCTGTCTCAAGGCCCATTTCACCTGCAGCTAATACTGGATTGACAGCAGACCATTCTGCTGCTGTTCCTCTTCTAAGTTGAATTCTTACTGTTGCCATAATTACTCCTTATTATATCATTTATACTTTTTTAGTCTATAACCCCTGAATCAAAGGTCATGCTAAAAGAGCTGGTTGATGGAGTGCCCCCATCTGCGAATTTTGTGGCTGAGGTTACTACACCATTTGCCTGAACTGTATATATAGGGTCTCCATTATAGTCAATAGCAAGACCAATATCCATAAATGTAATATCTGCTACATCTGGGATTTCTGAGGTAAATGCTATTGGCTGCCATGAGCCATTTATATAAATCTCTAATTTGCTTGTGGAGGTGTTGAAAGCCACTGGGGTACTTCCCAGAGTTAATTGATTGCCTTCAACTACAAGGCCGTTTTTTACTTTAAAATCTTTATCTGTTGTTGCCACGAGTTCACCTATCCCCCGAATTTTAGGTGGGGGATATTAATCCCCCACCAATTCATATTTATTTTTTATACAAGAAGTGTAGCGTGTGCCATTACTTCTGTATTATTGTGTGCTGGAGTTACACGAATTCTTACTACCATTCCGCTCATATCAGCATCTATTGTCATAAGAGATCCATTTGTAGTTGTAATTCCATACTCAGTTAAAGCTATATTATCTGAGGTATCAAGAGTTACTATTACTTCAGAAACATGTGTATGAGAGCCATTCTTAGCCTTAATAAGTATCTTGGCTGAGCGATAGCTTGCTCCTGTCCAGCTTAAAACTGTTGTTGCTGCTGCTGTAGCAATATTTCCTGTTGTTGCAGCTACCTGACGAGATACTGAGTTTACATCAAGAGCTGTAAAGTCTGATGTACCATCTAGGATATCTCCTGCAAGTCCGTCTGCATAACCTTCTGCAGCGGTTTGTGCTGCTGCAGCTGATCCTGATGCATCGTAATTAGAAGCAAGTCCGTCTGCGTAGTTTTGAGCATTTGTTTGTGCTGTAGATGCATAACCCTGTGCTGCTGTGTCTAAATCAGATATCTCTGAATTTACATAGCTAGTGTCTGCCTTTGTTGCAACCAAATTAGCAACATCTGTTGCATAATTTGGATTGTCTGCAATTGCTGCAGCTAATTCATTGAGTGTATCAAGTAGTGCTGGAGCTCCTGCGACAAGTGCTGCAACCTCTTGATCTGTATATGCATTTGCATCTGCAAGAGCATCTGCTGCTGCACCAGCTGCATCGTAATTTGATGCTAAGCTGTCTGCGTAAGCCTGTGCAGCGGTTTGTGCTGCATTAGCTTTTGTTGTTGCGTCTGAAGCAGCTGCTGAAATTGCATCTGACTCTGCGGCATCTGCATAACCTTGTGCTGTTGAAAGAGCTGTTATAATTTCTGCATCTGTATAAGAGTTTGCTGCTGCTTCTGCTGCAGATGCTGCACCAGCTGCATCGTAATTTGATGCTAAGCTGTCTGCGTAAGCCTGTGCAGCGGTTTGTGCTGCTGAAGCAGAACCTGCTGGGTCGTAATTTGACGCTAAGCTGTCTGCATATGACTCTGCTGCAGTTTGTGCTGCGTTTGCCTTTGTGGTTGCATCTGAAGCGGCTGCTGAAATAGCTTCGCTCTTTGCTGCTGCGACTTCAGCATCTGTTGCAAAGTCTGCATTAAGAGTTGTTGCTAGCTGTACGTTAGCGCTACCATCAAATGATACTGAACCAGTTATATCACCAGTTAATTCAATTGTTCTGGCGGTCTCAAGGGCTGAAGCTGTGCTTGCATTGCCAGTTACATCGCCTACTAGGTCTGCTGTAATTGTACCAGCGGCAAAATTACCGTTGGCATCTCTCTTTACAACTGCATTAGCGGTGTTTGAAGAGGTTGCCTGACCACCAATCAGGTCTATAATATAAGATTGATCGGCTTGGGACTTCGTTAAGATGTCCTCGCCGTTTACGGTAGCTGTTGATCCCTCAACAACCAATCCATTTTTAATTCTAAAGTTTTTATTAACTGTTGCCACTATGACAACCTCCTTTTTAAGCTCTTAATGATGTCCGCATAAATCTTGCTGTTACAGCAGATCCAGTCGGTGTCACGTATAAGCTAATTATACCTGAATTTTCTCCAAAACTCGTATTTGCAAGAGTATTAGATGTGTTTGATATTATGTTTGACTCTACCACATTGATATTAGTTCCATCTACTAATACTAAAAAGTCAGAAGTATAAAATTCATTATTTTTAGAAATTTGTAGATGATATTTTACTGTTCTGTATTCTGATACGGCAAACTGATCTACCTGAGTTTGATTTTCTATTCCAGTTATTGTTAGATCATTGTTACCATCTAACCCAAGTAGTGATGTTACATTATCTACAGAGCTTCCTAGACTTGATAATGCATCGTCTACATAAGAAGTTGTAGCAAATTCTCCTGAATTTACCCAAACGCCAGCTGACGCATCATATTTTAAAACTTCTCCGTCAGACAATCCTGTTATAGATACGTTATGTAGTTCTTCTAGCTCGAAACCATTCTGTATTTTGACAAAGATAGAACCAGTTTGAGCCTGCCCACCTCTAATTACAATACCAAGAAATACTAGATGTGCTGGGGCTGATGGCTTATTTGCTAATCCAAATAATAAATTACCATTTAAACCTAACCATACTGGATCTCCATCATTTGCTCCAGTTGTGTCTATTCCTTGCAGAATTCCTTCAGAAACAACTTCACCTTCTGCGCCGTCAGCAATTGCGGCTCTTGTTATTCCAAAAGTTTTTGTTGAAGTAGTTTCTGCTGCATTGGATGCTAATGATACTCTTAATTTACCAGATGCGCCAACTGCTCCGCTAACGTAAACAGCTTTACCTTTAGCTATTTCGCTACCAGTATCGTTACTTACTGTTTCATATATTAGCTTTGCTTCTGTGCTTGGAGGAGCAACCTCAAGCGCTGTTACTCTATAATCTAGAGAGGTTGCGTCTGTTGAACCGTCTATACCTACTTTTGTTTGTAATGCCTCTAAAGCGTCATTTACATTTGCGTGAAGGTCTGCATGTCCCTGCATTGAATCTGTAGATGATGGATTAGATAAATTGTCTAATTCTTCTGGGAAATTAGTTGCCAATTTCGCCTCCGTCTAACAATGTTAGTTCTTTATAAGATACATCGTTATATATTGAATTTGGACTTCCGCCGTCAAATCCAATTATAGCAGGAATTTGTTCTTCTACTGATGCAATATTATTAATGTCATCATCAAAAGTTACCATGTTATCAATTGTGATTGTGTGAACATCTCCATCATAAGTATGTGTATGCATATAGAAAGGAGCTGGATCGGAAGAACCTGGTGTTAAGTCAACCCAAGATAAACCATTATGTATCTTTAAATTTTTTGATACAGTATTAAAGTAAACATCTCCAGCAGACCCAGATAGCGGGTCTGCTTGAAGAGTTACTAAATTTAATAATGATTTAAACTTGGCCATTATTATTTTATCCTATTACTACTACTCTATATTCTCCAGCTGTTGGTGCGGAAGCAAACTTTATAGTTACAACATTTGCGCTTGTATGCTCAACATCTGTAAATACTTGCTGATATGGTGAAGCAACTTCATAAATTTGAACTACAACATCTTGTGTATTTAAGTTGTGAGTAACTGTATATGATGTTGCAGAAGTAGAAAGTGTTTGCTTATACTTTCTTGTAATTTCATGATAGTTTGTTCCATCATTTGTTAATGTCCATTGATCTGATGTCTCATTCCATAAGATTTCGACATCTGTTGATGTTCCACGCTCAACCTTAATACCAGCATTTGCTGAAGGTGCGCCAGTCACATTTGAATTTAATACAACTTTATTATCAACAATATTTACTTCTGTTGTATTGACAGAATTGATAGAGCCAGTAACATCTAAGTTTCCGCCTACCGTTAAATTACCAGTAATTGAAACATCATCTGGCAAACCAATTGTTACTGCGGCAGACTCAGAGCCAGATCCAGTAACAGTAACCTCATTTGCTGTTCCTGAAATAGTAGCTACATAGTTACCAGTTGTATCGGTTCCAAGTGCTACAGAATTTGGCTGAACTGTTGTTGTTATAGTTACATCGCCAAGATTTGTCATTGTAGCAGAACCAGCTACATCTCCAGACAATGTGATTACTGGGTCTTTAGCTAGGCTAACATGTCCATTTGAAACTGAGAAATCTGTTGAGCTAAAGCTTGCAATACCCTTATTTGTATCTGATGCATCCTCTCCAGAAATTGTAATTGTTCCTGAAGAAATAGATGTATCAATTCCTTCTCCACCAGAAACGGTTAATGTTTCTGAGAGAAGCGATATCGTATCAGTACCAGAATCTGATGCTATATCTAAATCTGTTGATATAGTTGTTGATCCAGCAGCAGTAAGTCTACCTTGTGCGTCAACTGTAAAGGTTGGAATTTCTGTACTAGAACCATAAGATCCTGCAGTTACGGTTGTATCATCTAAATCTAAAGTTGTTACTCCAGTGGAGTCATTGTAGGTTTTTGTTAACCCAACTCCGCCCTCTATAGAAGAGCCTATTAAATCTTGAATTACTTCTTGAGAGCCAGAAGTTGGAATCCACTCTGATCCATTCCAGAAGTAAAGTATATTATCTCCAGTATTGTAATAAATTTGACCAGTTACTGGGCTGGATGGGGCACTACCTAAATTCTGAATTCTGGCATTGAGAAGTTCATTTTTATTTAGGTCGACGCTTACCAAAAATTTTCTTGCCATTTTTTTATCTCCTTATGATAGGTATACTGTTCCAGAAAATGGTTGTGCCATTACAAGCGTTAAAGAATTTAATGAGTCATAATTGATGCCTGTTTCTACAACATCACCAGAACTTGATTTAATAGTTACGCTTGGACTGTATCCTAAATTATGTGTTATTTGTATAGAGTATTCACCATTTACTGGACCGACAACTTGAGAAAGTTCCCACGAGGTGGAATAAGATACATTTTCTGTTGTAGCAAATTCTATAACTGTTGCACCTGACCATGTTACATCTGAAAGCTTTGGTCCATAAAACGCAGCAGAATCTTTATCATAATAAAAATCTCCTTCAAGACCTAAGTTTGAAGCTGGTGAACCATTTCCATTAAGGATGGTTTTACCTCTTGGTCCTTGTGGTCCAGGTGAAGAAATTATTACTTTGTTTTTTTGCTCTACAACTTTTACTATATCTGCCATTAAATAGTCACACTCCTACTCAGTGTCATAAAACCTTCTAATAACTTTATCTTGTTACCGTTGGAGTCTACCACCATTATGTCATAAGCTGACTTTGGGTAAAACATTTTATTTGTTTGAGTAGGAGTGATCTTAATAGTCAATTTTCCATTTGGCTCGTCAATAGTAATTCCGCCAGACGGTGATGTTAAGGTAAATGCTAATTTACTTCCGCCCTTTGTATCACGCACCTGCATTTTAGCGGATGCGCCAGTAAGATCAATGGGTGTTACTTCGTCCTCTTGGGTATAATCAACCTCAAAAGTAAAAGTAGCATTTTGATCTACTTCGAAATTCTTTTGTACTGCCATTTGCAAAAATCTCCTAAAATAGGAAAACTCCTATGCTTATTCTAGCATAGGAGCTATCCTAATCAACTACTTAACTACGACTTTTTAGTAAACCCAAATGCTGGCTCATTTGTATTAAGAGCTTTTAGAATTACTGGCAAGACTGCCGCAATTCCACCCTTAATTAAATCTCCTGGGTCTGTATTGCCAGTCATGTAAAGAGCAATGGCTGCACCTAGAAAGTGACGACCATAGCTTGCCAACGCTGCTAGAATTTTTTCTTGCATTGTTACCTTTCCATCATTGTTTAGATCTTGTTTCATAAGATCCTCCTATTTCTGGGCCTTGTGCCCAGGAATTTGGGTTTTACCCCAATCTTTATTATATACCTATTAAGCAGAAATGTCTACAATTTCACAATTTCCATCGGAAGTACACGCTAGTGTCTGTGTTCCACTTGTTCCGTCTTCTGTTTCGTAGAAAGATAGATCTTCCCATCGAATATTTGAAGGCATTTTAGACAATAGCTCTAAGTACTCTTCTTCTTTAACCTCTTGATACGGCGCCTGCTTATAAGAGTGGTCTGAGTGTGGCAAGAAAGAAATGCCTGATACCTCATCAAAGTGTTTATAAACCCAAGCTCCTACTTCCATCCACTCATCTTCTTTTACAGAAACAGTAATTGATGGCTTATGCTCACACCATGCTCTTTGATAAACAAGCCATGTGTTTAAGTGATCAATTGCAGTTAATTGATTTCTAGTAATGGCACCTTTAGGAGCCTTAACTGGAAATGAAAACACATATGTATCGTTTGGCTTCATAAAATCATCCTCTACTGGAATTCCAACCTCTTTTAAAAATGTAGACAATGGATCTTTTTTATCGCCACGAACAGTACGAATATAGTAATCTGAATGCCATGCATGCATTCCAGAAGAAACTCCTACAAGCTGCGAAACTGTTCCTGAAGGCTTAACGCAAGTAATAGCTGCAGACTCATTGATTCCAATTTTTGCAGACTCGTCCTTATTTGTTTCACGAGCATATTCACGAAGACGCTCTAATGCGTCTGAAAGCTTATCTAGGTCTTCCTTACCAGAAAAGAACTTATTTCCAAACTGTCCAGTTAGAGAAACTCCTAGCAAGCGCTCTTCTTCTGTATTATCTTTCCAAATTTTACGTAAATACTTGAAGTCTGTTAAAGTAGATTGCCAAGTTCCTAAAATAGTTGCCAGACGCACCTTTTCTGCTACGGTTCTTGTTGTATCCTCTTCACGAATTACCACTTCGGATAAATTACAGAACTGATAAGGTCTAAGGATAATTTCTGAGCAGGGGTTGGTTCCATAATGAATTTCAGGATCTCTACGTCCCCATCTTGCTGCCTGTTTTTGAGCTGCTGCAACATTGTATATGCCACGCTCACCTGATTTTGAATCATATAAGTTTTTCCATTCCGCAATAAACTGCTCCATTTCTGGTTTACGAGAATATGCTACTGAGTTATTTGATAATGCACGTTGGGTATTATTCTCCCACCAGTTACCAGACTTTGCTGCTGCCATCTCAATATCATTTATATTAGAAAGAGAGATCATTGCAGAACGACGAACTCCTCCAACTACAACCACTTCTCCAATCTTACACATAATATCATGTGCTTCAATTGGCTTTAGTTGACGACCAGCTGCGCCTTTAAACTTTGCAATTGTAAAATCAAAAAGATTAATTAGTGGCTGTGGTCCAGAAGAACGACCACCCATTGTCTTAAGTCTTGCTCCAGCTGGACGTAACTTAGAAACATCAACTGAAGGAACTTGTCCAGCCCAAAGCATTGCAAGAAGTTCACGATAAGCCTTTGCCCAACCAGTCTTTGAGTCTTCAACAACAATTACTGTTGTAGACTTTTCAAATGATTCTGGGACGGCAGGAAGCTTATTAACATACTTATATTCAACAGAGAATCCAACACCTGTTCCACACATCAAGATATACATTGTTTCATCAAATGAACGAGGTGAATCTACTGGCACAAATGAGCAGTTGTATCCTGCAACATGATCTCTATCAAGAGCAGCACCAGCAGTCATAACTGCTCTCATTGAAGGCATTACGTTTCTAT